GCTTAGAAAACTAGGCTTTCACGTCTTCGTGGTGGGTACTGAGGCCGCTTTGGACTTAACGCTAACCGTCGTGGGATATGTTAAGCCCTGAAAACCTCCATAGCTACCAGCGCTTCGGCGTTCAGCATATCCTTAAAAACGAAGCTGCAGGTCTTTTCCTTGATATGGGGCTGGGCAAAACGGTAACGACGCTTACCGCTATCCGCGAACTGATCAATAGCCTAGAGGTCGACCGCGTGCTGGTCGTGGGACCAAAGCGTGTCGTCGAAAGTGTATGGACGCAGGAGGCGCTAAAGTGGGCGCATACCGCAGGGCTATCCTTTAGCCTTATCGCGGGTACGCCGAAGCAGCGGAAAAAGGCTATCGACGCCACGGCGGACGTGTACCTAGTAAGCCGCGATAATGTCGCGTGGTTATGCGACCAGTACGGCGGCAGTTTCCTGCCGTTCGATATGCTAATCCTTGACGAACTTAGCAGCTTCAAGAACCACCAGAGCCAGCGCTTTAAGGCGCTTAAGCGCGTCCGCAAGTCGGTAGGCCGCGTGGTAGGTTTGACCGGTACGCCCGCGCCTAACGGCCTGGTTGATCTTTGGGCGCAGGTCTATCTATTGGATGGCGGCGAGCGCCTAGGGCATAGCATAGGGCGCTATCGCGAGGCGTACTTCCGACCAGATAAGCAAAGCGGCCACATCGTGTATAGCTACAAACTAAAGGACGCTAGCGTTACGGATCGGATTTACCAGGCTATCGGCGATGTCTGTATTTCGATGAAGGCGGAAGACTTTCTGGATATGCCCGAAAAGCTGGTAATAGACCAGCGGCTAGACTTCGACGAAGAACTGGCGAAGAAGTACAAAGATTTCGAACGCGAACAAGTTCTGAGCCTGCTAAGCGAATTAGGCGAAAAGGAAATAAGCGTAGCGACCGCCGCGGCGCTTTCGAATAAGCTTTTGCAATTCGCGAACGGCGCGGTTTACGATGAAGCCAAGGCCGTACACGAAGTCCACGAAATGAAGCTGGAAGCGCTGGAGGAGATACGCGAAGCGGCGAACGGTAAGCCGCTGCTAGTCGCCGTAGCTTTCCGACACGACGCCGCGCGGATCTTGAAACGATTCGGTAAGAAGATCGACGCCCGCGTTTTAGACGGGCAGAAAGACATAGACGACTGGAACGCCGGGAAAGTCGATATGCTTATTCTCCATCCCGCCAGCGGTGGCCACGGTCTAAACATTCAGCACGGCGGTAATTATGTAGTCTGGTTCGGTCTTAACTGGTCTCTTGAACTTTATAAGCAGCTTATCGCTCGATTGTGGAGGCAAGGGCAAAAGGCTAAACAGGTTTTTATTTATCGCCTAATCGCGGCGGGTACTATCGACGAGCGCGTGGTTAGTTCGCTGGCGGAGAAGGACGGGACGGAGGCCGAACTACTGATCGCCGTTAAGGCGGAAAAGTCAATGATTGAAGCGGTGCGGGATATTGTGAAAAAATATATTTAAAGAAAGTTTGGTATTTTATTAAACTTTGTTTAATATTGAATCAAATTCTAACCTCTTACACTTTATGCAAAACCTAATCCAATTACTCGAAAAAACGCTGGTAGAAGCCCGCGAGACCAAGGCGCAGCACGCGCAGCAAATCGAAGCCATGCAGTACGCATGGGAGTTAAAAATCGAACAGGAACGTGTCGGACTGCTGGAAGATTATGAAGCCCGACTGGCAGGCTTACGGCGCGCGAACGAGATCGACAAGGCGAATCTGGAAGAAGATTTTAAAATGTTATCGGAGCGATCCGAAGAATCGCGCGAACTTTTGGAGCGTGTAGAGACGGCGCGCGCTGGCGTACTGAACACGGAGAACCTACCCGCGCGGATGCTATTCGACAAGCTGGCGGAGCGCTGGGAGTTCCTGACTTTGGCCGACGTGGAGATGATCGAAGCATTCCTGGACCGTAAAGTTTTTACGCTATGAGCCAGATAGAAATCGTAGTAAAAGGGCCGGACCGACTGTCCGCATTTATGGAACTTGTCAGCCTTTACGACACGCCAAACGACCGAACTTTGATAAAAGTTGAAGGTGAAGAAGGAGCGGCGTTTATTAGTGGCCGATTTAAAAAAGTTAAAATTTTAACTTTTAACTGGAGCGGCTTAGATCCGGAAAGTCTTCCGGAGAAAAATCGCGTTTTACGCTAAACTGCATTTGGAGCGCCTCAGGGCGCTTTTTTGTTTTTTGCTTGTAAACACAAATCTGTTTTGTTTACCTTTGTGTTTACAACGTAACTGCTTGACTTACTTACTGTTATCCCTATATAGTAATGGTAAACAATAAATATATAAATAATATAAAGAAGAGGGGGGCATAGGCATATACACGCGAGGAAATACAGTACTGAAAACACTACACCCCTAACGTCCCAAGGATAATATGGGAATTTGTGTTTACTTTGTTTACAACCCCCATTACCCCGATGATTATCAACACGTTACGCGTAAACACAAAAGCTTTACTTTAGGTGGCTTTGTTTACAATTGCTTTTTTCGCCTTTTTGGTGTAGAATTGACCGAAAATACCTCCGACACTATGCAGATAAGAACCGTAAAAATGACGGCGATAAGGCCGAACCCGAACAACCCGCGGACGATCAAAGACGAGAAATTTAAAAAGCTAGTTAAATCAATTCAGGACTTTCCAAAAATGCTTGAGATCCGACCGATAGTAGTCAATTCGGATATGATTGTGCTGGGAGGTAACATGCGGTTGAAGGCCTGCAAGGAGGCGGGCTTAAAAGAAGTACCGATCGTACTGGCGGACGACCTGACCGAAGACGAACAGAAGCAATTTATCATAAAGGACAACGTCGGCTTTGGCGATTGGGACTGGGGGCAGTTAGCCAGCCAATGGGATACCGAAGAACTCCAGGCGTGGGGCCTAGACGTGCCGGACATGCACGTAGAAACTTTGGAGGCCTTGGAGGATGACTTTGACGCCGAACCGCCTAGCGAGCCTAAAACCGTGCTGGGCGATCTGTATGAAATCGGACCGCATAGATTGCTTTGCGGAGACAGTACCGATTCCGATCAGGTAGCCAATTTGATGAATGGGGAGAAAGCCGACATGGTTTTTACCGATCCGCCTTACGGGGTAGCCTACGTAGGCAAGACGAAAGACTCTTTAAAAATAGAATCGGACGATTGCAGCCCAGAAAAATTAAAAGAATTTGTGACGGCGTGGTTTTCGAACGTAGATTTAGTGACTCGAGAAGGGGCCTATTTGCTGGCAACGGTCCCGGCGGGACCGTTGCACCTCATATTTGCGAACGATTGGTTGGAGCGCGGATGGTTGCGCCAGATTATGGTTTGGAATAAATCGAGTATGGTACTAGGCCACGGAGAATACCACTACAAGCACGAACCAATTTTATTTGGATGGAAGCAGGGCGGCCAGCGCCTGAAGAATAGCGACAGGACGAAAACAACTGTTTGGGATTTTGACAAGCCATCAGCAAACAGGGAGCACCCAACCATGAAGCCCATTAAGATGTGGGAGTACGGTATAAACAATCACACGATAGCTGACGATTTACTATTCGAGCCGTTTCTCGGCAGCGGCAGCACGATGGTCGCGGCGCACCAACTTAAAAGAAAGTGCTACGGCATGGAACTCGACCCGAAGTATTGCGACGTAATTATCAACCGAATGCTTAAATTAGATCCAAGTTTAACCGTTAAGCGTAACGGCGTAGACGTAACAAACGACTGGAGGTAATAAGACAAAATGGACATACGTAAAAAGAAGCTGTTAGAAGCGCTCGAAAAGAATCTTGGCGTAGTAACGACCGCCTGCAAGATGGCAGGCTTACCGCGGTCGAGCCATTATCTTTGGGTGGACAAGGACCCGAAATATAGGGCCGCCGTTGAGGAGCTGCAAGGCGTGGCGATTGACTTCGTGGAATCGAAGCTTTTTAAATTGATCGAAGGCGGATCTGATGCCGCGACTATTTTCTACTTGAAGACCAAAGGTAAGGCGCGCGGATACGTGGAGCGCCAGCAATTCGAACACACTTTCGAGCAGCCTGTTTTTGCCGATGACAGCGAAGCAGACAACGGTTAAAGCCGTCAAGGGCTTCCGATATACCACGGCAATAAAAAAGCTAAGGGCGGCCCGCAAAATAGGCGCTAGGACGTACATAGTACCCGGCGGAACGTCCGCAGGTAAAACGTTCGGGATTCTTCCGATACTAGCCGACCAGGCTATCAAGTCGCCAGGCCTATCCATTTCCGTCGTTTCAGAAAGTATCCCACATTTGAAGAAAGGTGCGATCAAAGACTTTAAAGCTTTTATGATTGCGACGGGGCGCTGGATGGATGACAGGTATAATAAGACCGACCGGATTTACACGTTTGCAAACGGCAGCTATATTGAATTTTTTAGTGCGGATAGTGAAGGCCGCGTAAGAGGTCCGCGTCGAAACGTCCTGTACATTAACGAATGTAATAGCATTAGTTTTGATACGTATTACCAGCTGGCAATCCGAACCGATAAGGAAGTCTGGCTAGATTACAACCCGTCAAACGAATTTTGGGCGGATACCGAACTGGCTAACGACCCCGACGCCGTAACGCTCCGCCTGACATACAAGGATAACGAAGCGCTGGCGCCGTCGATAGTCCGCGAGATCGAAAAGAACCGCACAAAAGCGTTTCACGACGAATGGCTGGAAGGCGAAGCCCTGTTTGCCGAAGACAATGTAAAAAGCGCCTACTGGTGTAATTGGTGGAGGGTGTTCGGTATGGGACTTACCGGATCGCTAGAAGGCGTCATCTTTTCGAATTGGACCCAGATAGCCGCCGTACCGCTTGCCGCTAAGCTGCTGGCCTATGGGCAGGACTTCGGATACACAAACGACCCCGCTGCCCTAGTGGCGCTATACCTCCACGACGGTGAACTTATTCTGGATGAACTGATTTACCGCCGTGGCCTGCTTAACTCCGAACTAGTCGCCGAATACAAACGGCTTGGCGTAAAGACCAACGTTCCAATTTACGCGGACGCCGCGGAGCCGAAAAGCATAAAGGAAATAAGCGGCTTCGGCTTCCGGATCCAAGCGGCGGACAAGGGCAAAGATTCCGTAAACTTCGGGATCGACTTGCTGCAAGCATACCCCATCCGCGTAACGCAGTCCAGTTTAAACCTAATCGCCGAACTGCGGGCCTATACTTGGGAGAAAGACCGGAAGACCGGCGCGGCTATAAACGCTCCGCAGGACGCGAATAACCACGCAATCGACGCGACGCGTTACGCCGCTATCCACGTCCTGACCAGCTACCAACCTAATTACAAATCGAAGTCTATAGGACGTACCAAAAAGCTAACCCGTGGCGAACACTATAAAGAATTCATTTAAAACCGTAACGGCGGAAGACCTTCTAAAGATCAGCCGCCACACGCCGCGCGAAGTTATCGCAGCGCTTAGCGGCTTGACGGCCGAAGAAGTCGCAGCGCTTTCTTCCGAAGCCGTCCTGGCGCTTTACGAATTGTTCAGCTACCTAGACGACGTAACCGAAGCGGCGCTAGCCGTACCGGCTAACTGGGCGCCGCCAGCCGTCGACGTAGCGGCCGCCAGCTTCGAGAAGGCCGAACTGGCTAAACGCGCGCTGGCGTCTGGCGTAGCGCCTTACCGGCTTTTCTTGGAGTTGGTGCGGATCTACCACGGCGCGGCTTACGTGACGGGTCCCGCCGCTCCGCTGCTTGCGCTGGGCGCTTTGATATATCAAGACCTGAACGCGTTATTTGAACGCTTCAAAGACCTTGCAGGCGAACCGCCGAACGAGGACGAAGTAGAGGCAGGCGTCGAGGCGCTCCACAGTTTCGGGCCGTACGGCATCGCCGAGAACCTAGCGGGAAAATATGGCTGCAAACCTTACGACGTCTTCAAGTGGTCCGCCGAAGAAGTCTATTTGGAACTTACCTACCAGCTGGCCAAAAACCGCTTTCAGGAAAATTTGCGGGAGATCGAACGGCGGAAAAGCGCTGGGGCTAAAAAATAACTATATTTCGACCTATGGAAAAGCCCTGTAAAAAATGCCATAACCTGCGAGCCGCCTTGGGGTGGTCCGCGCGCCCGCAAGTAACCGAACAGGGATCCGGCAAAGTTAGCCATAGCGCCTACGCAGACCGCCTTCTGAACGCGGATTTTTACCCGGCAGACAAACGGCCGGAGGAGTGCCTAGGCGATTGGCCTGTTTGCCCTGACTGCGGCAAAGCCTTGAAGATCGACGAACCGGAAAACGACGTGGGTGAAGATTTCGACTTCGACGAACCGAACTTCACAAACCTTTGGATTTTATTGGGTGTAGTCTTTTCGGCCTTTTTGCTTTTACTTTTCCTTTCGTAGCCGTATATTTTCGGGCATATGGCAAACTATCAGAATATTGTCAACGCCTGCCGCGATGCGGTCCCGACTAGCTGCCGATTTATCCACGGCCGCTTAGTCGACTTTTCGCAAAGCTTCAGCGGCGTTTATCCGCTGGTAACCTTGCTGCCGTTCACGCTAACCGACGCGCGCAGTACGCCCGACGCCGTTTTTGATTCTGCAAATTTGATTCTGGGCTTTTGGCAACAAGACCGTCCCGACACTACGCCCGAAGAACGCGAAGCGCTTATCGCCGAAATGGACACGCTTAGCGATACGTTCATAAACGCGCTGCTAGATAGCAGCCCAGCGTTAAAGCTGACTAACATTCAGAAAGAGCCGCAGTACCAATTTTACCAGGGGACGCTCAGCGGTTACGCGATAAGCTTTACCATCCAGCTAGTTTCTCCGTGCTGACCGGCTTAACGCAGGCGATTTTAAAGAACTTCGCCGAAGAAGTCATTAAGGACATCAAGTCCAAAATCCCAAACGTGACCGGCGAAAGCGCGGCCAGTCTGGGCTATCGGATCGACGCGCAAGGCCTTACGATCTTTTCTAGTAAGAAATATTTTACGGTTTTGGAAACGGGCCGAAAGCCGGGCAAACGTCCGCCTATCGACGTGATCGAACAATGGGTAAGACAAAAACCGATCACTTCCGACATAAGCCCGCGCAGCTTGGCTTTCCTAATCGCCCGTAAGATAGGCGAAGAGGGCAGCTTGCTTTATCGCCAGGGCGGTAACTCCGGCGTTATATCGGATAGCATTAACGAGCAGGTGATCAAGGAAAAGCTTATCGACAACTTAAGCGATTCTTTCCGCGATTACGTCATAAATGAATTTATCAAGAAAAGCGCCGAGCCATGAGCATAAGCCTAATAACCAGCCCAGATAACGGCGAAGACGTATTTAGTCCTTTAATCTTCGAGTACGTTTGGCAGTTTGCGTCGTGTAATTTCGTGGACGTGGCAGGCGTGGCGGCTATCGACGTTCCGTCAAGCTTTGCGGACTTCATCGAAATCGGAGATAGCATCCGCATAACGAACGGCGCTTACCTAGGCGTTTACCGCGTCATCGACATAACGCCGGGCGTGGCGCTCCGCTTGGAACTCAATACGCCTTACATCGGATCCAGTACGGCGACCGGATCAAATCAATTCATACCGGAAGGTGCGCAGGACTTCCAGCTTATCGCGGGATATAGCGCGGGACCGGAAGCAGTTATTAAGCCGTGGCAGGTAACCGACGAATTACGAATAAGCGCAAACGCGCTGGGCGTTTACCGCTTTGACGTCGCGGGTTTCCTTCGTACGCGCTTTACCGTTACGCCGCCGGTGACAGGCGCAAACGTGCCTATTTCGATCCGGTACACGGTCAGGCTAAAGACGGCTACGGCGATACCAAACGACGACGGAGCGCTTACGGCTTACTACGGTTTGGCGCCGCTTACATCGCAGCAGCAAACAGGACTTGAAGCGGTAGGCGAAAGGCCTATTCTGTTTATCGGAAACCAGCCGACACTTTACAGTTTGGCGCTGACTAAAGGCATCATACACAATTTCGTAAGCAATCCCGAAGCGCCCGCCTCCACAACGTCGGGCGCCGTGGTGAGCCTGCGCCTGCTAAGCTGCGAGCCGAAAGTTATTACTTGGCTAGGCGCGGCGGCGACTTCGGGATTTACCGTAGCGCCAGCCCTGCCGTCTTGGATCCAAGCGACCGCCGTGGGCAATAACATCCAGCTAATTATTAACCCGTGTACGGGCGGAGTGGCAGACTACCTATCCGCTGATTACAACCCGCTGGACTACCTGACAGGCGGGCAGCTTAATAGCGTGACAGGCTGCTTCAGCTACACGTTCAGCAAGTCGGGTACTCTTTTCACGCTTAACGTATGCGTTACGCCTGTGAGCGAGATAATCGACGTATGCGCGGCGGACGTTTTAAACTTCGCTTGGCTGAACCAGCGCGGCGGCTTTTCGTCTATGGCGGTGGAATGTCGGTATATGAACGGGCGCGAGTTCGGCGCGGATAATACGGTGGTCGACGGAACGCAGACGCTTAAGCGCGTCGAATTTCGGGACGTGTACGACTTCGTAGACGTGCGGGGCGGCGTTATGTCTAAAAACCAATTGAACCTATTAACCAGCCTGCGGTCTTCCATCCAGGCGTTTCTTTACAATACCGAAACGGCGGCCTTCGATATTCCGATAGTCATCGACCGGGCAGGCTTTTCGACGTACGGGAATCGATTTAACCAATCAGAGACGCGCTTCGCTTTCCGATTCAGAAAGGCGCGGCAGGTAACTATCCAGACGCAATGACGGAAATATACATCAACGGCCAGTTAGTCGATACGCAGGATGCCCAGATAGCGCTAACCTTGCAGGCGTTAACGTTTGACCAGCTAGGCAGCCGTCGCGGATCTTATTCGAACGTCTTCAGCCTAGCGCGTACGAACGCGAATAAAGCGTTATTCGATAACTGCGAAATCGTTACCAGCCTTACCGCGATACCTTACCAAAAAAACACCTGCCTAATTTACATCGACGGCATTTTAGTCGTGGAAGGCAGCGCCGTAATTCTGGAGACCAAAGAAGATTACCGACTTTTCGTAAGCGCGGGAAACACGGACTTTTTTAAAGCCATCGCGTCGGTCAAGCTGACCGAAGTTGATCTGGTCGAATACGACCACCTTTACACCGGTCCGAACGTAGTAGCACGCCGCGAAACGGCGGAGGGCTTTGTCTATCCGAATATTGATTACGGCTTTTTGGAGTACGCCGCGCCTGGGGCGGCATCGTATAGCTTCCGATTTTTCCAGCCTAGCTTTTGGGCAAAAACGATAATCGAAAAGGCGGTAAGTAGTTTAGGCTACACGCTGGAAGGCGACCTGCTTAATACGCTAACTTATCGGAGCCTAGCCGTACTATGCCGCGGAGCCGTGGCGGATCTATTGGATAGCCTAGCGCAGTACCGCTTTACAATTGATTATAACCAGCTGACAGGCGATACGGTCGAAAAGATCAGTTTCCCCGACGAAGTAAAGGACACGTCGAACCTATACAACGCGAACGTAAGCGCTGGGCAATTTACTTACCAGCCAAACGTCGCAGACCAGGACGAAGTACGTTTCGAAATTTCGATAGCTGGCAAGGTAATAACCAACCTGCCGCGCCGTTACACGAACGCGGAGGTATACGTCGACCTGCTAATCTACAACGCCGCCGGAACGCTATTACTTACCGTAAGCCCTACGCCCGTAATTTTCGAAGATCGTTTCTTTGGGCCTTTCAATATTTACCGAGCGCCGGAAAGCGGAACGCTGGAACGCGATCTAAATTTCGTCTATCCGTCAAGGCGTACCGACGTTACCGCCTTCGATGCTTTGATAAACGGCACGGCGGACCTTACCACGTTACGCTTTGGCTGGCGGGTAAGAAGCAACCGACCTGGCTGGGGGCTTAAGTACCTACGCTTCGAAAATCTGGAATTTAAAATTAACCAAGTGCCGAAGAACGGCACGCGGGTAAGCGGTCCGAATATTCCGATAAACGTACGCGCCGCAAACGTTTTGCCCGCGGCGCCTACGGTGGGCGACTTGCTGCTAACCGTCGTAAATTTAGAGGGCGTTATTATCCAAGTTGACGAAACGTCCAAGCGCGTAAACACCGCAAAGCTGGATAGCATCATAACCAAAAAAGCCCAGGCGCTGGACTGGTCGAACAAAATCGATCTGTCGGAAGATCCGGCGGTAAACTACCAGCTGGAAGGCTTCGCGCAGCGGAATTTCTACGACTTTGCCGGTGACGACAAGGACGCGTTTCTCCAGCCCGACGAAGGCCGCGGGATCGTTACGGTGGCTAACCAAAATCTGGAAGCCGAAAAGGTTATTTTCGCTTCCAAGTTTGCGCCCGTTCCCGTACTGCCTACGCTCCAAAATTCGCGGACAATGGGCAAGGTATTTACAGGCGATAAGTATACGTTTGACGGCTTCGCGTATAACCTGAACGAAGACCTGAAGCTGGAAGAGTTCGCGCCGCGCGTGGCGATCTTAACGCCTACGGAAGCGTCCCTGGACATTATCGTAGACGCGAACGAAATCAACTATGAGGTGAACGCCGGGGCGCTATCCTTCGACCGAGCGCTCCGCGATAATTACCGAATCCTGGGCGGCGTTCTGGACAATACGAAAGTAGTCGAAGCGCTTTTCTTACTTGACCTGCCCGACGTTCAGCGGCTAGACTTTACGCGGCCTGTCTACGTGGAAAAGTTCGGGGATTTTTTCTACATTGAGCAGGTCCGGCAATTCAAAGTAAACCGGCGGGAAAGCTGCTTTGTCCGCCTCGTAAAATTAGGAATATGAAAAAAGACTTTACGCTAGAAGAACTCAAAGCAAAACTAGAAACGGCTTTGCAAAATTACGCAAACTGCGGCTGCAAGATCTACCGCGAAGAGGCGGACGCCCTAAAAGCAAGAATTAACGAACTAGAAAAGACCGCGTAAGCTATGGCCGAAGAAAGTATTTTGTTAAAAGTCGGGATCGACGAAAACCAGATAGCCCGAAGCGAAGCGGCGATCATTGCAGCGCGTCAAGAAATCGACAAGTTGAGAGAAGCGCAAAAAGCGCTGGCCGACGAGGGTAAAAAGAACACGGCGGAGTACGTACGGAACGAAACGGCGCTGCGGGAGAATACTGCAGCTATCCGCGATAACCAACGCGTGCTTGACGCAAACGCCAAACTACAGAAAGGCGTAGGCGGATCAATCAAAGAACTGCGGGCGAACGTCTCAAGGCTTAAGGAAGAATACATCAACCTTTCTGAAGAGCAGCGAAACAATGCTGCAGTAGGCGGCGCGCTTCAAAAAGAACTGCTTAAGCAAACCAACACGTTAAAAGACCTCGAAGATGAAATCGGAGTAACCAGTCGAAACGTCGGTAACTATACCGAATCAATTCTGGAAGCCATAGACGGCACGGGGCTATTTACCAAAGCGCAGCAAGCCTTTGCGACTGCGCAGAACATAGCGACCGCTGCGACGCAAGGCGGGACCGTAGCCACGCAGTCATTTAGCAAGGCGCTGCTGGCCTCCGGCGTCGGGGCTTTTGTGGTATTGCTTGGCGCTTTGATAAGCTACCTAACCCGCACGCAGGAAGGCATGGACAAAGTGGCGCAGGCTACCGAGGCCGTCGGGACTTTTATAGCCGTCGTCTTTGACGAATTTAGCCGCCTAGGGAAACAGGTCTTTGATTCAATCATACCAACTTTTAAAGGGTTGGGCGAAATTTTGGCGGGGATCTTTACGCTGGATTACGACCGGGTGACGAAAGGCTTTACTGAAGTGAAAGACGCCGTTAGCGAGATCGACGGAATCAACGTCCTGCAACTAGGCGCGAACGCCGCCAAGGCCGCAGGGGACGCCGCCGAACTGACTAAGCAACTCCAGAACGTGGTAAGGCAGGAAAAGGCGCTTGAACTCCAAAGAGCGCAGAGCCGCCAGCAAATAACCGAACTCAAGAAGATAGCCGAAGACGTAACCAAAAGCCAAAGCGAACGACTAGCAGCCGCGCAGAAAGCCGAACAAATCGAAAGCGGATTAATTGCAAAAACAATAGGTTTGCAACAGGAGCGCATTCGGATTCTAAAAGCCCAAACGGCGCTAAGCCAAGCGACCGACGCGGACCGTAACAAGGTAATCGAAGCCGAAATCGAACTGGCTAACCTCCAGCAGGAAAGCGGCGAAAAGCAAATAGAACTCCAGAACAAACGCAACGAGTTAAGCAAGGCCTCCGCGGATCAGGCGAAAGCCATCGCGGACCAAGCAAAAGCAGACCGCGAAAAGGCAGACGCGGAAGCGCTCAAGGCAGCGCAGGATTTACAAGTCAAGCTAAACGACGAATACAAAACGGCGCTAGAAGCGCGGCAGGTCGAAACGGATTTAGCCGTCCGCGATTCGCTTAACGCGGTCCGCCAGCAATTCGCTGACGGGCTTATAAACTTGGAAGAATACCAAACGCAACTGGACCAAGTGGAAGCGCTGGCACGCGAAACGCGGATAGCCGCGCTAGACAGTCAGCTGGAAGCGACACGCACGAACGCACAAATAGACGCCGAAACGCGCCTAGCTATTGAGCAGGAACTCCAGGCGGATATCAGATCCGTACAAGACGAAGCGATAAGCGCCAGCGTGGCCGCGCGGCAGGCCGATATACAGGCCGCCACGAAGGCATCCGAAGAAAAGAAAAAGCTGGCCGAACAAACGGCGGGCTACCAAATCCAAGCAGAGAACGCCGTACTGAACGCGGCTAAAGCGGTATTCGGAGAACAAAGCGCCGCGGGTAAAATAGCGGCAGCCTTCCAAGCGCTTTTGGATACTTACCGAAGCGCTAACCTTGCGCTGGCAACAATACCGCCGCCGTTCGGTCAGATAATCGCAGCGGCTAACGTCGCGGCGGGTCTAGCGAACGTGGCAAAAATTAAAGGGTCTAGCGCGCCGAAATTCGCCGAAGGCGGCGGTATAGGCATAACGGGACCGTCGCACGGCGGCGGGGGCGTAGACGTGGCCGTAGGCGGTCAGACGGTCGCGAACGTGGAAGGCGGGGAAGGGCTTTTCGTGATGAAGAAAACCGCCTTTAGTGCCTTGAAGGCGTTAAGCGGATTTAACCAGCTACACGGCGGCAAGTCTTGGTTTTCCGGCGGTCGGTCGTTTCTGGCTGACGGCGGAGCGGTCGCGCGCGGATCCGCACCAACGTTAGACCGTCGGGCGCTTACCGAAAGCCGGGAAAGCTTCGAAAGCGCGATAAGCCAGCTAACAATCGTTACCAAGGTAAGCGACATCGAACGCGTGCAGGGCGAAGCCAAGCTGGTAAGAGTTCAGGCGGATTTGAGGTAAAAAAGAAAGCCCGCTATTTAGGCGGGCTTTTTGTACGGAGTCGAACCGACGGAAACAAAGCGCAGCATAAACCACGACCGCGTGGTTTTAGTTTTAAGCAGCTTCTTTTTTGTCAGGCAATTACGGCGTGGTCTATTCGCGTGCCTTCTTTTTCGACTGAGTTTTTCTTTGCCTCTCCGCCTAGCGTGAGAATTAGCAGTATCGTGATTACGTACATTTATATTTTAGGTAGGATTTTAGCGGTCAGGTCTACGCCGGTTATGATGTAGTAAGGAGCAATAAGCGGGTAAAGAACCAACATGACAAGGATAGCAATAAACACGGCGACGGTGCTTATAAAGCGGTTAATATAGATTTTCATTTTAAGAAGGGTTAGGTATTTAGGTAATTATGGATAAGCGATTTTATAACGCCTGTTTGGGTCTTGGATTCCTTTCGTACCTTTGCGGCGAACTTGTTTTTTAAGTCCTTCGGCAGGTGTACTTTAATTTGATCAAGATCCTTATCAGACACGCGGGCGTTTATTTTTTGGGGAATTTAAAAAAACTTTTTTGCAAAATAAAATTAATTTGATACCCAAATCATGAAGAGCCTAATTATCGAAGGCGTAATAGCCAGAAAAAACGAAGCGGCAGCAATGGCGCCCGGCGAAAAGTCCTTTAGCTTTGAGGACCTGCAAGCCTATATAGACGGATCCGACGGCGAGCCTTTCGACGTCGTCATCAAGTCGATAGGCGGGAGCGTGGACGAAGGCTTTAAAATTTACGACGCGCTCAAAGGCCTAGACGTAACGACCACGGCGCTAACTGCGAACAGTATCGCCTCCGTCATCTTCATGGCCGGAAAGACGCGCCGCGTAACGCCTACCAGCGAAATGATTATTCACAACGCTTGGGTGGACGCGCAGGACCTAGCAGGCGAAAAGCTGAACGTTCACACGCTTGAAGCGCTTAAGGAAGTTTTCGAACAGACCGACGCGCGTATCCTGCAAGTTTACACCGAGGCGGCAGGCAAAGACAAGGAAACCGCTTTGCTAGCGTTAATGGCTAGCGAGACGAACCTAGGCGCGGACAAGGCGCTGGCACTTGGCCTAGCGACCGAATTAGCGGAAGATTTCAAAGCCGTAACGCTTCGCAACAAGGTCGTAACCTTTAGCCGGAACCAGATCGACCTAATCCAAAAAGAACAAACCGATAAATTAATTTTAATTGAAAACCAAATGCAACACGAAGAAAAATTCAACGCCTTCGAGAAAATGCTGAAAGGCCTAAAAAACCTTTTTAACTCCAGCCTCAAAAACATGGCTGCCGTAACGAAGGACGGAGTAGCGATTTTTATCGCCGGGGCCGAAGACGGCGAACTGGTAGGTAAAACGGTCTACCTAGCCGAAGAAGGTCTGCCGACCGAGCAGCTAGCGCCTGAAGGCGAACACGTACTGGAAGACGGCACGACCGTGGTGCTGGACGCTAACGGCGTAATTACTGAAGTAAAGCCAGCCATCGACGTCGAAGACCTGACCGCCAAAATGGTGGAAAAGGAAAAAGTGCTCCAAGCCAAAGATGCTGAAATTTTGGATCTACAAAACCAAATCAAAGCGCTGAAGGCAAGCGACGCCCAGAAGGCGACCGCTTTGGAAGGACTGAAAACCGAGTTTATCAGTCTTAAGAACCAAATCGCGGGCGATCCCGACGACAAGAAAAAAGCACCTGCCGCGCTTTCCGCTGCCGACTTCGCCAAGCTTTCGCCGAGCGAGAAAATCAGGCTGAAAGCCATGAACAAAGCAGGTATCTAATCAAAAAATCAAAACCTTTAACAAGCAAAGAAAATGGCTATTATTAACTTTCCCAACGGGAATACCTACAACGGTAAACTTTACGCGGAATACCTAACCCCGGCGATCCTTGCGCCTGCCGGTCTAGTTAACCGCGGCTTGGTGACTCCGGTCGAAACCGTAAAAAACAAAGAAGTCCTTAGAGGCGTTTCGCGCGCTATCGAATTTCAGCAGCCTTCCGCAATGTTTACCGCTCAGTCGGGCAACATTGACCTTTCCGAAAGAGTGCTGGAAATGAAGGCTTACGAAGTGATGGACCAGATCGACGCAGAACTTTTGCGCACGACTTGGGAATCAGAGCAGCAGCGCGTAGGCGATTTCGAAGACTACAAACTGACTCCGGAACTGTATAATTTCCTATTGGAAAGGATCTACGTTCCAAGAATGGCACTTGCAAACGAGGCGCTTTACATCCTTGGAAAGGCTGGCGTAGCAAGTACCGGCGTGGCTTCGGCGACTTTCTCCGCGGCTTATACCGGTTTGCTTCCGCAAATTATCGCAGACGCAAACGCGCCTAAATTCGCGCTGCCTCCTTCTGCAGCAACCGCAATTACTGCCGTAGCGTCAGGCGCTGCAAACGCCGCGACCGTAACCGTAGCGAGTGCCGCGAACATCATTCCGGGCGACCGCGTTACCTTGATCGGAACCAACGGAAACCAGACTATCGGCGGCGTGACAATCGCAGGCCAGACGGTAACCGTTTTGACCGTGGCGGGCAACGTCCTGACTATTCAGGAAGCCGTGACAGGTGCGACTCCAGCATCCACAGGTACAGCGTTCTTCATCAATCAGAATAACGTGATGGCCGTCTTGACTTCCATCTATATGTCGATCCCGCAGCGCGTGAAGAAGCAAATTTCTTCGACCGGTAACGGACGTACGAAGATCCACGTTTCCGACCGAGTGGCCGACGCCTACAGAGTGGCAAACGGTTTGATCTCCGGCAGCGGTGGAGGCTTCACGCGTGAAAGCTACTTCGCGCAGGATGCTTTGATTCCTTACTTGGATATCGACCTAGTAGCGATGCCAGTTTGGAACGATAACCAGCTTTGCGTATTCAACCCGGGCAACGTGTTCTTAGGCTTCGACCTATTGAGTGACGAGGTATACGCCCGCGTGCTTTACCTTGGTGACGTAACCGGTGACGACGTTTACAGGGTTAAAAACCGAATGAAGTCCGACATTACTTACAAGTATTCGAACGAGGTATTTCTTTACAGACCTCAGTAAGAGGCAGGCAATCGGCGGGCCTAGCAGCCCGCCTTTTTCTTAACTTTCTAAAAAACTAAGATATGTCTTGCACAGAATTAACTAGGGGTATTAACCCAAATTGTGACGCTACCCGTAAAGCGGGCGGCTTGAATAGACGCGTATATGTCGGCTTACTGTCTGACCTTACCGCGGTGACTTTCGGAACCGGTAACCTGGTAACGGGCTTTACTTTCGCTTCGACGAAGGGCTTTGTTAAGTTCATCGGCAAACGCGAAAAGCATAACTCCGTTATGGCTTTGGAAGTCGGCGAAAACTTCAATTTGCGAAACCACGGTATTAACTTGGTTGCGTATTACAACACCGCCGCAGAACTTGAAGCGCTGGACGCTTTGCTGGACGTGGAAGGCGTGTTCGTGGTGGTGGAAACCAACTCCGGAGAATTGGAAGTGTGGGGCATGAACAAAGGAACGAACTTTGCAAACTTCGGCCTGAAGGCGTCAGCTATTGACGGCGGATCCGGTACGGCGATTGTAGATTCCAACATCTACACGCTAGGCCTTAACGGTAACCATGAGAACTTGCAGCTTTACTTCCAAGGACCTCCAGCGGGCAGCCCGCCGGTAGCGCTAACCTTGGCGGCTAATATTGCAATCCTTGACGCGCTTACTATCTGGCCGACGCCGTAAGTTTGCCAGCTTAAAAAATAAGGCCTTAACGTTTTCGCGTTAAGGCCTTTTCAATTATATTACCTTCCAAATTTTACGACTATGCTAAAATTCAAAAAAGACTTCGAAAACCACTCCATAGCTTTGTCGGACGGCACGCTTATAGACCGGCATTCAATCGGATCCGCGCACGCGCAGGAAAAGCTAGCCGCCGCGCCTTGGTTTGATTTCATGCTTGAAAAAGCCGAAGAACCGCAAGCCGAAGCGCCAAAAACCAAAGCATCAAAAACCAAAGCGCCGCAAGCCGAAACGCTGACCGACGAGCCGACCAATGACTGACCGAAGACAAAGCCAGCGAGCGGAGCGCGTCGTTAACCTAGCGGCGGACGTTAAGACCTTACGGCCTTCCGCCGGAGCGCTTAGCGGCCTTTCCAGCGCGATGAACTCGTTAAAATCGAAGATAGCGCGCGCGGCCCAGAATGCCGTAGCCGTTATTATAAAGAACCAGGCGAACCAGTATTATTTTTACGGCGAACTCGATAACCTGCCGAACGCGATAATCCAAGCCGTCGACAATAGCGGAACGGCTACGGCTTGCGTCGGGCGCTTAGAGCAATTCATCAAAGCGGATGGATTCGTAATGGAAGGCCTAGACGACGCGAAGGCAAACAAGATGCAAACGCTGGCGGGCTTAGTCGACGACACCGCGGCGAGCGTTTCGTATTTCGACGGGTACGCTTGGCGCTTGATCTTCAACGCTGCCGGCGATATCGCCAAGCTTTACAGTCTGCCGATTAAAGGCCTGCGCCGCGAGCGCGACGGCTTTAAATTTAATCCGCTTTTCGGCGAATTTGGTAAGCAAGAAACCGAAACGGTTTTTTATCCGGAGTACGATCCAGAGCGCACGCCCGAAGAACGCCGCAAGCTTATAGCCGAACAGGTGCTGAAATACGGTAAGCAATTGGGTGAAGTCCTTTATGTTTTCCGTAAAGGACTTGGCCGTTATTACGACGTTTACCCCGTTCCGCGTTATTACTCAAGTATTGAAGACGTAATAAGCGACGGTAAGATAAGCCAGCTAGACCTTCGCAACATTACGCAGGGCTTCCGCACGCCGGTAATTATTTCGACCGGACCAATCGACGACCAGAACCAAGACGAAGATGGCAAGACCGCGCAGGACTATTTCGACGAACAACTCCAAGCGTTCACAGGCGAAGACGCCAGCCCGATGCTACATTTGAAAGGATCGACGGAGGAATTTAAACCGACCGTTACGACGATCAACGTCGCGGAGATTTTAGATCAAACCGACCGCGCCAGTGACCGAATAGCAAAGCGCGTCGCGCGTATCTTCGAAGTGCCGGACGTGTTGATAGGCATCGCCAAAGAAGGGCAGCTGGGCAACGTGCAAGAGGTTAAAAATCAGATGGCACTTTTCGCGCTGACGGTCTACAAAAAGCAGGATTTGATTAAGCAAGGCTTTGATCTGATCAAAGATAAGCTTAAGCTAGAAGGCTTACCGCTCAATCCGGATTTTACCCTTTCGACGCTTAAGCCGTTCGACTTGATCCCTGACGCGGTAATCGCAAACCTGACGCCCGAAGAACAGAAAGAACTATTCGAGATTAATCTGGAAGCCAGCCAGCCGGTAACGCTGCCGGGCGCACCCATACAAGGCTCCGAGCGAAACGACGCGCTAGCCAATTTAACAGGCCGCCAGTTGCAGGGGATTCAAAGAGTAGTTAGGAAATTCAATAAAGAAGAACTGACGTACGACCAAGCCGCGCAGCTGCTAATCAGCGGCTTCGCAATGACGGAAGAGCAGGTCGGGGCGTGGCTGGTTACTAAAGACGAAGAACTATAACGATGGCGACGATACTTATAAGCAAAGCGGATTTCTTAGCGGCGAACTTGGTCAAGTTCAGCCCAAACATAGCCGAAGACCAGCTGGCGCCGTATGTGTACGCTGCACAGGAATACGATCTGGAGCCGCGCCTAGGCGCTGACCTTTACGGCGATCTGGTAAGCTATGCAGAGAACCCGACCGCAAGCAGGCCACAACTCCAAGCCTTTTTGGTGAAGGAGGTAAGCCGATTTCTGGTCCTGACCGCTTACAAGCGTTTTATCGCTGCGCACGGCATGAACGTTACGCAGTTCGGCCTAACGAAAACGAACGATCCGCAAGGCACGTTTAACCAAGCCGAAGCCGCGGAACGTGCCGTAATCCTTCGACAAGTCGACGCGGATGCTAACGTCGCAATGGGCAAAATGCTTTCCAAAACGTTCACCTTCGACGGCGTTAACTACTCAAAAGATAAGCAGCGCTTAAAGCCTAGCGCTACAATCCGAGCGCCGAAACGCGTAACGCTTCGAGATCCGTACAGTGGTACTTCTTACAAAGACCTTCTTTAAAAAATGGCATTTACCAAAGCGCAATTAGAAGCCCTGAAAAATTCGCTGCTAGCGAGTAACCAGCCTATTAACGCCGCGACGCATCGCGCTTTCGTCCAGAACATAATCGACGAACTTTACGACGCTCAGAGCCGCGGTAACTTGCTGGCAGGCGTTCAGGCGAACGGAACCACGGCGGTAGGCGACCAGATTCTGGTAATCCGATCAGGGGCAGCCTTTCTTATCCCAGCTTCGCTTTTTGGTAGCGGCATATCCTTTGACGACCTTAACGGGATCGTTATCGTAGATCCGCAGGACGGCGATCTGTTGGTTTATGATGCGCTAACCGATACCTGGGGGAACCTGCCGAATACTTTCGTGCCGTATGCCGGCGCGACGGCTTCCGTAGACCTTGGCGAGTTCGGCCTCCGCGCGGGCTTTGTCCGCTTCGATACGACGCCGACAGGCACGCCGACTGATCAGGGGACGGTAAGCTGGGACGTGGATAACGAAACGCTGGACGTAGTCCTGAACGGCTATACGATGAAAGTCGGCGAAGACTTATTCTACCCGGTAAAAAACCAAACAGGCGCTAACATTCCGAAAGGAACGGCCGTCCGTTTTAACGGTACGGTGGGCGCTTCGGGCCGTCTGCTTATCGCGCCTTATCTGGCGGATGGGTCGCTGCCTTCGACGCGCTTTATGGGCGTTACTGCCGAGGCAATCGCAAACGGCGAAGACGGGAAGGTCCTTTGGTTTGGCCGCCTTCGGGGAATCAACACAAACGCGTTTAACGAAGGGGATATACTTTACGCATCGACAACCGTAGCGGGAGGCTACCAGACCGCCGTACCGACGCCGCCGAATAACGTGATAAGCGTTGCTGCAGTTATTAACAAGTCGATTAATCAGGGCGTTCTATTCGTACGTCCACAGATTGAAACGCAAGGCGATTTCGTAACCGTGGCAACCGCTCAGAACATAACCGGCGCGAAGGTATTTATCAACCAGCTGCTGGCTTTGTCCGGATCGAATCCAGTCTTTCGAATAGCTACTTCCGACAACACGTCAACGCTTAACTTCCGGAACGCGGCAAACGAAGACGCGGCCAGTATTTCAATGAGTACACCGGCTAACGAGGTCGCGCTAGCAACGGCGGTAAACAATATGAATATCCGGATCCAGCCACACGGGACGGGTGGCGTACGCTTTCCAGCAGTACCCGCCGCAGCGGGCGCCGTTCGAATGATGGTTTTAGATTCTAATGACCGTTTGCGGGACGGCGGAGTGCCTTTAAACCAGAAAATATTTGTTAATCCGAATACGGCTATTATAGGCACTACGCCGTCGGTTACAACTGCGGGAACTTACGCTTATAGCTATTCGGCAATAATACCAGGCTTCGCTTCGCTTAATCTTTTACCCGTCGGTACGTTGTTAGAATTCGAATTTGGCATGGAAGTTAATTGCACGGTTGCGAATATTAGCGGCGACATGGATCTAAACATTGCTTTACGTTTTGGAAACTTCCTATTAAGCACCCCTATATCTACGCTGGCTTTATCGACCAATACAGGCGTAACAGTTCACACGTCGCGCGCTAGCTTTATAATTAATTCAGCTAATAATTTTTCAATGCAAATAAACCAAAAAGCCCGCAGGGACGCTTCGCCCGCTTACGATAGGGACCGAACAAACCTTTCTTTGCAAACGGGTATTTCTGGTACGGACGTTTCAATGAGTTTAGTTTTCGGGCAATCAAACGCGAACAACTATTTAAAAATAAACCACGGATTCTTAAGAATAACTTTACCTTAACGCCTTTATAAATTTAAAAAATGGCAACTATAACAAAAGACCAAATAGGCGTTTTGGATATCAACTTAATCCAAGGCGACAATAAAACGCTAACTTTAGTATTTACGACGCTGAACTTATCAAACGTAAGCGTACCGCTAGACCTGCGGCAATATACCGCCATCAGGCTAGACGTAAAGAGCCAGAAGGACGTAAACGAAAGGCCGTTTTTTTCCTTTGCGCTGGGCAGCGGCTTGGCGATATCGGGCGCGTCGTTCAACGTGCTGACGTTTACCTTTACGACGCAATTCGTAGCGACGGCCCAGACCGAATGGTTTTACGACATAAAATTTACTTCGGCGGAAGGCGTTAAGCACTTGGTCGAAGGATCTATTAACATTCAAAAAATTGTGACGAAATGAGCCAAGTTACCGTAACCGTAGACACGGAAATAAACGAAACAAACGTAACGGTTAACAACCAAGTCGTAAACGTCCAAGTAACCGTTTCGCCTGAAGAAGCCGCGAGAGCCTTCGCCTTACAGGCGGAAGCCGCAGCGCTGGCCGCCGACGTTTCGGAGTTTAACGCAGCGACCAGCGCTTCGGCCGCTTTAGCTTCCGAGCAAGCCGCCGAACTAGCCGAAGACAACGCAGCCACAAGCGCCAGCACGGCGACCGCGCAGGCGGGCATCGCGACAACGCAAGCCAGTAACGCCTTGGCGTCGGCTAACGCTGCCGCGGTTAGCGCGTCCGCCGCTTTGGGTTCACAGAACGCCGCAGCCGCTAGCGCGTCCGCCGCTTTGGGTTCCGAGAACGCCGCAGCGGCTAGTGCCAGCACGGCGACCGCTCAGGCAAATATAGCAACCACACAGGCAGGTAACGCTCTGATTAGCGCTAACAATGCAGCAGCTAGCGCTGCCGCCGCTGCGCAAGTCGGGACAAGTACTTTACTGACAGGCTTCTCAGTCGGTGCGAATACTGCCATCGCTGCGACCGATTCGATACTTCAGGCTTTCAATAAGACACAAGGGCAGATCAATGCGAGGGTGTCGGGCACAGGTACGGCTGGTCAGGTAGCGGTTTGGAGTGGTGCGAGTGCGCAAAGTGGGGATGCGGGGCTGACTTGGGATACTGTTAATAAGCAATTGTTAACGATATCAGAATTAGGAAACATTAATAGGGGGACTAACAATGCAATTTTATTTTCTAGTCAAAATTCATCCGCTGCGGGTAATCCTGTTCAATTTAGAATAATTCACGATAGTGCAAATACGGCAATTGATTCTATTAGGGGTGCTCTTTTTCTTAGAACTAATTCTATTAACAGAATAAGTATAGATCGGAATAGTGGCAACGTGCTAATCGGAACCACCACAGACGCAGGCTTCCGACTTGATGTGAATGGCACTGCTAGGGTGCAGGGGGCGTTGACGGTGACTTCTAATCTAATATTACCAACAGTAACAGGAACACGAATCGGAACTGCGACAAACCAACTACTTTCATTTTGGAATAAAACACCAATCGCTCAGCCTACTACAGGTATTGCAGCAGCAACGTTAGCAGGAAGTGGAGGATCAACTATCACATCGGGAAATACATTTGGTGGGTACACTCTTCAACAAATCGCTCAAGCCTTAATCAATATTGGAATCTTAACATAAATCAACAATGGTACAAATTCAACCTTTACAAATCTGGTCTAATGGCCAAACAAAGACGGCCGAAGTTTTGGACGCGGTAATAGTTAACGACGACTTGGCGACGTCATGCACGTTTTATTGGCTACTCAAAGAGGCGGACACGGAAAGCCAGCCGGGGCAAGCCATCACCCAGGGAAACGTAACGATGACCGGCGAAGATTATCTAGGCTGGGACGGGAGTAACGCCTATGCGTACGCCTTTATTGCTAGTCAGATAAATGTTATTATCTTGGTGGACTGAAACCAAAAAACCCTATGCGACAAATCACGCTACAAGAAGAAGACATTAAGACGTTCGAAGGTATGGTTAACGCGCTGCCTTGTTTTCCGAAAACCGTTTCGGAAAACATGGCTGTAACGCAAGCTGTTCAGCAGCTTATGACCTTCATGGGCAGCAAGCTGACCGAAGTATCCGACGCGCCGGAGCCTGCGCCAGACGCCAAAGCTTAAAGCCACTAACTAGAAACGACCTGCTTCGGCAGGCCGTTTTTTTTATGCAGTTTTTTGGGTAATTACTTTGTTCGAAAGTTACTTTTTATTTAGTTTTCGAATAACCAACGAGTTACTCTTTTTCTAATGCTTGAAACCAACCCAAGCGACGCGGCGCTGGCCGCTAGCGAACAAAGCTATTTAGCCGCTAAGCTGGCCTTAATTTCTTCGATGACGTTTTTGGGCGTCAGTTATGGGTTGATAACCCTGCTTTGGTTTTTTATGGTCTCCGATACGCTTTTAGGCGTATGGAAAACGATAGTCGTTTTCGGCTGGTCCGAAGTATCGAAATCTAAATTCTGGGCGGGCGTAGGTACGAAAATCGCGATTCTGTTTATCCCGCTCAGCCTTGCGCTTACCGGTGCGCTGGCGGGCTACGATCTTAATATTTTTGTTCTTACCACTATGTGGACGCTAATCGGAAACGACGCGGTAAGCTGCTACACGAACCTGTTAAGCATCAAGCGCCGTAAAAATTACGTGAATAAGGACCTTGTTGAAATGCTAATCAACGCGCTGCGGGCGATCATATACCAAGGCGTGAGCAACGCAATAAAAAAACTCAATAGCGGCGAAGGCCTGAACGACAAAGAACAAAATAACGAGACATGAGACTATCCATTAATTTCGATCTGTCAGAGTTCGCATCCAAGGACGGCGCCGCTTTCCCAGAAAGCGTAACGGCTAACCTGCAAATTTTAGCGGACCAGCTGCAAGTCCTTCGCGACCACTTAGACAAGCCTATCGATATTAAGTCGGGCTACCGAAGCGCCGAACATAATCTGAAGATAGGCGGAGCGCTTAAGAGTTTCCACGTGACAGGGCAGGCGGCGGATATCGCCGTGCCGGGCGTAACGCCTGCGGACATTTACGCGGCTATCGAAGAACTCATTAAGGCTGGTAAAATGCGGGAAGGCGGGCTAGGCCTTTACGCGTCTTGGGTGCATTACGACACGCGCGGAAAGCGGATCCGCTGGGGCAATAAGAAATAAACCAAATGATAAAATTTATGAGAAACTTAATTAAGCAAATCGGCGCGTTCCTTAAGAGGGCGACCGGTAAGGCGTTCGAAGCGCTTCGCGTAAACGCTAGCCTAGCCGTCGAAGTAACGGCGCGGTTAAAAGCAATCGTGGAAAGCGACGCAGCCGGAACGGTCGTAGAACTGATCCCAGGCAAGGCGGACGACGTGGCGCTGGCCGCGCTCCGTAAAGTCCTACCAATAGTATCGAAAAAGCTAGCCGTAATTTTCGGAGCGCTGAAGGAGAACGATAAAAACGCGGACGCCGTGGCGGTAATTATTGCAAGGCTGCGGACGCTTGCGCCAAGCCTTCGCGGATCTTTCTATTTAGCCTTTTCCGCTGAACTAAACGCGGCGCTTAGCGACGGGAAAATAAGCCTAGCCGAAGCGGCAGCGCTGGCCCAAATGGTCTACGCCGAAACTAAAGAGGCTAAAGCATAGTATCAACGTCGACCGCTATTATTTTTACAGGGCCTGCCGTTAATGGCAGGTCTTCTTTTTTAATGACCAGTCCGGCCTCTTTGCCGAGCCGCCGAAGCGAATAAAACGCGCGTATTTTTTCGCCGGTGATGAGTAGATAGATTTTATTCATATCGAAAAAAGCGGACACTTTGCGCCCGCTTTTAGAATAGTCCTAACCCGTTAACCACTATGAGAAACTAAAACTAACGAATAATCAAGCGCTTAAGAAGCAAAGCGACTATTTTTTAAAAAATCTTTTGGTTTTTATTAAACCTTTTTTAGCTTTGCATTAAACAAAGTTAAAAATATGAACCTATCGAAAATAATCGACGAAAGCGGACTGCGGATAGACTACGTGGCGGCCCGCCTGTTTCCGGGTAACAAGCACCCGTATAACGCGCTTAACCGCGTACTGGCACGCGGCGGAACGCTTGACGCGGACCAGCTGCGCGTTTTGGCTATCCTGACGGGGCGAACCACGGACGACCTGCTAGGGCTTAGCTGGTCGGGTAAAATCGACGCGTCCGGTATAACCTTGGCGAAAGGCGAACTGCGAGTAAGCTACACGCCCGGCGCTGGCTTTTTCACAATAACCAGCGCGACGTCTTTGGGCGTGGTAGACCTTGGCAGCTACGTAATCGACGAAGAGGCTACGACCGTCCGCGCGTTCCTTGCGTTAGTCGAAACGGCAATAGATAAACTAACCTAAATTTATATTCCTATGAGTGAGAACAAAGTAAAGCTAAGCCTTACGCTTAGCGCAGACAACCGCACGCAAATGCAAGCGCTAGCCAATTTCGCCCTAACTTTAGCGGGAGCCGAAACGGTCGAAATGCCAACACATACCGAGGCGCCCGTAGTGCTTTATGGCACTCAAACACGAAGCAATTCCGAAACGGTGTCCCTATCAACTTTCAAGCCGGACCCCGCAACGGTAAGCACAACAAACGCCGAACCGACGGAAGAAGACAAGCCGAAGCGCAGACGCCGAACGGCTGCTGAAATGAAGGCGGACAATAGCGCGGAAAGCGAGCCAGCCGAAGCGGCAGAAAGCGAAGCGGCGGAAGTAGATAACCAAGCCGCTGAAGAAGAACCGGAAGCAGCGCCGAAGCCTTCCAAAATTACGCTGGACGACGTACGCCGTGCCGTAGCTGAGAAAAAAGATTTGCACCTGCAAATTATGAAGTTTAAGCTAAAGGAGGATTTTGGCGTCACCAAAACGCCCGACTTGGCGGAGCATCAATACGAGGCGTTTTATAATTTTCTTCAAAGCTTAGACTAATGAGCGCAAAGGACATAAACCACGGAGGCAGGGCGCACGCCCTGCTATCCGCTTCGGGCGCTTACCGCTGGCTGACTTGTACGCCTAGCGCTAGGCTGGAAGACGAGGCGGGCAATGACGACGGCAGCGACTACGCGAAGGAGGGGACATGGGCGCACGAACTAGCGGAGGTCGAACTGCGCTACGCGCTAGACCGCTTAACGCTTAGCGAATACGCCGAACGGAAAGCCGATCTGATCAATAGCGAGTATTTTAGCGCGGATAACTTGGAAGCCGTGGAGGCTTACGTCGGTTACGTGCTGGATGTTTGGCGAGATGCTAAAACGGCGGATCCATTCGCCGAGATCCACATCGAAGACAAAGTAGACCTGTCGGCTTACGTGCCTGAAGGATACGGCACGAACGACGTGGTAATCTTGGCCGCGTCGCGCCTGTACGTAATAGATCTAAAGTTTGGGCGAGGTGTTCGCGTTAGCGCTATGGAGAACCCCCAGCTGAAGCTTTACGGCCTTGGCGCCGTGGAGAAACACGGGATACTGTACGACCTGCAAGACGTCGTTTTAGCTATACACCAACCGCGGGTAAGCAGCCCGTCGGAGTTCCTGCTAAGCGTCGACGAACTGTTAACCTGGGCGGAAGAAGTCGTCAAGCCAAAAGCCGCGCTGGCCTTCGAAGGTAAAGGCGATTTCGTACCGGGGACGCATTGCCATTTTTGCAAAGTAGCAAGCCGCTGCCGCGCGTTAGCCGAAGAAAACCTAAAGCTAGCCGCGCACGACTTCACGGAACCGACGCTGCTTTCCGACGCGGATCTGGTCGACATTTACGAACGCGCCGACCTTTTCACTAAATGGCTGGGCAAAGTGACGGACTACGTGAAGGCCGAAGCGTTAGCCGGTAAGGCGTGGCAGGGGCTTAAGCTGGTCGAAGGCCGAAGCGTCCGCCAGATAACCGACGAGGACGCCGTCGCCGCAGCGCTGGAAGGCGCGGGCTTTCTACCGGAACGCTTCACGAACGTAAAGCTGAAAGGCCTAACCGATCTTACCAAGATGTTAGGCAAAGCAGACTTTGAAGCGGTGGTCGGTCCGTACATCGTTAAGCCCGCGGGGAAACCTACTTTAGTAACGGCGGACGATCCGCGGCCAGTATTTGATTTGAACCACAAAAACGATTTTGAAAATGAGAACTAAGAACAGAACCACAAGCGCCGTAAAGGCGACCATCCGTGCTTTTAAGGATATCGAAGCGCGAATTATGCTTAACGGTTATTTTAGCCCATATAGCCGTTACGTTGGGCCTAGCGAAACGCCGGAACTCCAGCAACTGAGAAGTAACCGCATCGGTAGCGCGTTTTATCAAAAGATTTGCCCAGCGCAGCCGATGACGTCGGTACTGATTAAAAAAGCTTTTGAAAAACAAAAAGCAAAATAAATTTGGTAATTAGTCAAATTATATTTAATATTAAATTCAATTTTATTTCAAATCCTAAAACGTTAAAGCGATGAGCGAGACAAAAGTAGTAACCGGTTTAGTAAGACTTTCTTACCTGAAAGTATGGCAGCCCGAGACAGACGACCAGGGCAAAAAGTTTTACAAAGCCTGCCTGTTGATTCCTAAAAAGGATAAGGCGACGCTGGCCAAAATCGAAGCAGCCGTAGAGGCCGCGATAGTGGCGAAGTGGGGCGCGAAGAAGCCGAAAGGCATTAAGCTGCCATTAAGGGACGGCGACGAAGACAAAGACGATCCGAACTTTGCCGGCATGATGTTTCTTAATTGCAAGTCAGCCAGAAAGCCCGGTTTGCTGAATGCAAGCCGCGAAGAGATTTTGGACGAAGAGGATGTATACTCCGGCGCGTGGGGCAAGGTATCAATCAACCTATACGCATACGAACGGCCCGACGGCAAGGGCGTAGCGGTAGGCCTTAACGCTATTCAAAAGCTGAAGGACGACGACAACCTAGGCGGCGGCGGATGGTCCGCGGACGACTTCGAAGAGGAGGAAATTTGATTTGAGTGAGTTGTTTTGTTACCTTAAAGCCTGGGCGTTTCGTCCGGGCTTTTTAACCCCTAACCCCTAAAAAACTATGAAAGTTATCCTTCCCCTAATCGCGTTTATCATTGCTTATTGTTCGATTTGTTACCACCAGATGCACACCTTCGGAGAGGTGGACCGATGGGACTGTTTAGTTATGTCTTTGTTAATGGCCGGACAAGTTTACGTGGTTTGCCTAGTCGTCGAAGATCCTAAGAAGCCTAGGAATCCGTGAAAGTTTATATTGATCTGGAGACTTACTCCGACGTCGACCTTAAAAAGTCGGGCGTTTACCCATACTTCGAGAGCCCTAATTTCGAGATCCTGCTGGTCGGCTACGCTATCGACGAAGGGCCGGTTATTACGTTCGAATGGGATGGCGGCTACGGCGATTATACCACCTTCGTGAAGGTCTGCAAGCAAGCCGACGAACTGATAGCGCACAATGCGGCCTTTGAACGCTTAGCGCTTAAGCGCTGCGGCTGGGACTTTCCCCGCTGGACGTGTACGGCGGTACGATCCGCTTACTGCGGCTATCCTTCCAGCTTGGAAGAGGCAGGCGCCGCGGTCGGTTTACCGATCCAGAAGGACACCGCCGGAAAGGCGCTTATCCGTTTCTTTTCAATACCGTGCGCACCTACCAAAACGAACGGAGGGCGGACACGCAACCGACCAGAAGACGCGCCGGATAAGTGGCAGGCGTTCAAAGACTATCTGGTTAAGGACGTCGAAACGACGCGCGAACTATACAAGGCTTTGCAGCCCTTTGAATTTACCGAACAAGAAAACTATTTAATAGACCAAGCTATAAACGACCGCGGCGTAAGGATCGACGCCGAACTCGTAAAGAACGCCGTCGAACTTGACCGGATAACGACGCACCGCCTAACGGTGGAGGCGCGGAAGCTTACCGGTCTAGATAATCCAAACAGTCCCGCGCAGCTGGCCAGCTGGCTAACGAACCAAACAGGCGACGACATAACAAGCCTACGGAAGGATGACGTTAATGAAATGCTGGCTGGCGCGCAGGGCGATGTAAAGCGGGCGTTAGAACTGCGCCAGATGACCAGCAACACGTCGGTTAAAAAGTACCAAGCGGCCGCCGCTTACCTTTGCGCTGACGGTCGGGCGCGTGGTCTATTCCAATTCTACGGCGCGGGTCGGACTGGGCGCTGGGCGGGCCGCGGGATCCAATTACAAAACCTGCCGCGTAACTACATGGCGACGCTAGACGAAGCGCGGGAACTGGTCAGGCAGGGCGACTTTGATACGCTGGAGTTTCTTTACGATAGCCCGCAGCAAGTCTTAAAGGAACTTACGCGCACTATGCTAATACCTTCGCCGGGTAACCGTCTGCTTATAGCTGACTTCTCAGCTATCGAAGCGCGGGTTTTAGCTTGGCTGGCTGGCGAAAAGTGGCGGCTAGAAGTATTCCGAACGCACGGCAAAATTTACGAAGCTTCCGCGGCTGCTATGTTTGGCGTGCCGCTGGAAAGTATCGACAAGGGTAGCCCGTACCGCCAGAAAGGGAAAATAGCGGAGTTGGCGCTAGGTTACCAGGGCGGCGTCGGAGCGCTTAAAACTATGGGCGGCGAATCGATGGGTTTATCCGAGGCGGAAATGAGTTTGATCGTTAGCCGCTGGCGGAAAGCAAACCCGGCAATCGCGGCGTTTTGGCGTGGCGTAGACCAAGCGGCAAAGGACGCAATCGACAACCCGAACAAAAAGCTGAAGTACAAAAACCTGACTTTTGAGTTAAGGCGTACCGGTAAGCGCGCGGCGCTGGTTATTACTTTGCCATCCGGTCGAATCCTTGTCTATCAGAAAGCCAGTCTGGCGCCTAGCCGCTTCGGCGGCGAGGTGGTCAAGTATTGGGGCGTAGACCAAACGACGCGCCGCTGGGTCGCCTTGGATACGTACGGCGGTAAGCTGGTCGAGAACATAGTGCAAGCCGTGGCGCGTGACCTGTTAGCCGTTACGATCGAACGCGCCACGAAAGCAGGTATCGACATAATCGCCCACGTCCATGATGAGGTAATCGCCGAAGCGCCAGAGGCCAAAGCGGGCAAAGTGTACGCGGATCTGATCGAACTAATGAGCGAACCGCCGACCTGGGCGGAAGGCTTACCGCTAGGCGCTGACGGGTTTACCTCGAAATTTTACCAAAAAGATTAAAGTTTGTTTGGTTATTATTTAAATAAAGTTTAATATTGACTATTCATTTAAACCTAACCGATATGCTTAATATCAAAAACCAATTTACCGACAAAGTAATACTTTCGCTAAACGTAGAAAATTTGCAGGGCGCTAATTTGGAGGGCGCTAATTTGGTGGGCGCTAATTTGGTGGGCGCTAATTTGG